AAGTATTAACTACCTTGGAAGAGGTAAAGAGTGGAATCCCGAAAAGGGTTCCTTTTCGACTTGCCTGCGCATTAGCCGTAGCACCGAAGTTACCAGTAATGATTGGTCCTCTTTCACCAACCCAGCCTGCCTGAGAAGCGTCGTAATACTTCTGAATCGCAATCACCTGAGCCCAATACGAATAGGGGTGGAAGAACCACGCCAACTCGTTCATGGGCACATCAGCGGTTTCTAACGCTTCAATCGCCAATCTAAGGTCGTTATCCTTAATCAGCGAGGCAGTGTCGTTGACCGTATTAGTAGTCACTGACGACTGCAAAGCAAACAAATCCCCCTCCAAATCCTCCACTAACGTACCGACAGCCTTACGGTTGTAGATTTCGCTGATATTATAGTTAGCCGAAATCTGAACCCTGTCTGCATCACCCAAAAGAGTGGCGATATAGACGTGGTTGTTAATCGTAAGGGTATTATCGGTTGTCGCTGGTGCGTCAGTCGTTACCTCAGTTGCCTGAGTGGACTGGGTTTGAACCGAAAAGGCGTTGGTGAAGGCATCAGGGATATGAAAAATATCCCCTCCCGCTTGGGCAAATCGGGTCAAGTCTTGGAAGAAGTTTGCTGCGACTGGTTTGGCAAAGAACTCTTCATCAACTATCCCAGGCCATACCTCGTTGATGTAAGCCACCAACTCGGTACTATCCCATGGGTCTGTTGATAGAGCCACTTATTAAGTTTGGGAACGTCTTTTATCCCGCCAAGCTTCAGGACCATACTTTCCTTCTCTTTCTTCTTTGGGCGTATCCTTGAAAGCCTTGACCGCAACTTCAGGAGTGCGGCCTGATGGAGGAGGAATAGCATCTGCTTTCCGTTTATCTTCCTCTTTAGCTTTAAGAGCCGTCTTAACTAAGTCAGTCTCCATGGCCTTCTCTGGGTCCTTGAACTCATCAACTATAGTCTTGGCTGTTTCCTCGTCCAGTCCTTTCTGCTGTAGCTGGATTAAAAGAAGTTGCCGTTTAACTGAAATAATTTCATCTTGCGGAGTCTGGGGCTTATCTTTAAGTTCCTTAAGCTCCGCCTCCGCTTTCTTAGCTCTAGCAAATAAATCCTTATTCTTTTGCTCAAGCTCAGCTTTCTCCTTATCCTCCACGGGAGGAGTAGAAGGTTCGCTTGGCGTAGTTGGGGTAGGTTCGCCATTCCCAGTCGGTTCTTCAGGCGTTTCCGACTCGCTAGGTGCAGGTGTTTGAGGCTCCTGCTCGCCAGTTGTTTCTTCCATATTTAGTAGCGCTTGGAAGCGCGGTTAATGAAATTCGCTTTTATCTTCAATTTCTTCTACGGGTTCCCCTTTGGCCATCTTAAGGGGAATAATCAGTTTTTCTCTCAAGATAGTTCTCGCTCGCTTGGCCGCCAATAACTGGGTTTCTTCCTCTATATTGTCAATATCCCCTATCTCTTTTACAATCTCTTCCAACAGGGGAAGAATCTCTGGACATTTTGAAAAAATTGCTTTCCACTTGTCCATATTATATCGTCTTTACGCTAGGAGTAGGAGTAGAAGTAGTTTGGGATTTGGGAAGAGAGATAGACCCCCCTGGCTGGAGTTGTTGGATTCCCTCCTGAGTTTCTTCTGGGCTGGGGAGTTTTAAGTCAATTCCCAGGAGGTTGGCAATGCTTAAAATCAGATTTCTAGTAGTCGGATTTAAGAATACTTGGGGATTGGTGGAGGCAATCTGAAGCAGGGCCGAGAGGTTAGAAAGTCGGGCTGACATATCAATTGACTCAGCGGTAATGACAATATCAATCTTGAATTTAAGGTTCTTGTAAAATCCTTCTGGTATTCTAACAAACTTTGCCCTTCTTTGCGAGACCTCCTGTTCCAGCCGTTCCTTTTCGGCCAGAAGTTCACTAGAAGTTGGGGGGACTTCCGATGAATCAATCGCCTTTTTAAGAGCCGACTCTACCAGAAGTTTCTCAAACTGTTCCAGGTCTTCTGGGTCGTCAAAAAAGTTAAAGATATGTTCTTTGTTATTCCTAGACGCAAACTGGGGAATTATAATATCAAACAGCAAATCCTTTATAAAAAGTCCCATTTCTTCACGCTGGAGGTCGTAAAACCCACCCGCCTGAATAGTAGCATTTTGAATCTCTCCCAGGGTAGTACCAGCGGGAGCACGTTCCCCTCTTATTGGGTCAAAGGCAAACGAAATGTTCTTGGAAATGGCTTCCCAGCGGGTAAATTCATCTCTGAAAAAGGGCAGACTCCTCTCCTCAAGAGCGATGGGAGTAATCTCCGAAGGGGTGTGGATAACTTCACCATCTTCGGCATTGTTAAGTCTGTTTTTAGAAATGAGTTCGCTTCTAGTCTGCCACAGATGTTTAGTTGACCAGAAAGCCCCCTGAGCTACCTGGTTAGCTATTTCGTTCAGTCGGACCTGGGGGATGAATTGCTCCTCTATAACTCCTACTCCTAGCCAGCGACCAGAGATTTTCTTGCGGTGGTTTTCAAGGTAGGGGAAATCAACCTTTTCGGGACCAAACAATATCTCGCCAGTCAGTTTAATTTCTTTGGTGTCTGTCTTGGGTTCTTTAATAGCCGAGACAATAGTCAGATTAGCCCTGCCGTTACCCAAGGGTTCGTACCTTTCAACGACATTAACACTGTTTCCCTTTTCCTTGTCTAACTTATCTATGGTCTCTGTAACTTTTTCCCAGCCCGCTTTTTGGGCAATTATCCTAAACTCAGCTATTGAGTAAATGTGGTGTTCATGAACAAAGGATGAGGACTTAAGAGAATCGGTTGAGGGGTCCATTCTCAGATTATGAATATTAGCTACCCTAGGTTCTCCCTTGACCACCTTAATTACTACCGAGCCGTACTTGGGTCTTGCCAGGCCAATTTCGTTTAAGAGCTTGCCCACTTTCTTTTCCTTAAGCCAGAGTTTTAATTCCTTGGAAAGAAACCAGACAGGCAGAAAAGAACGGTTCTCCTCGGCAATCAGGCGAATATCTTTGGTATCCAAATCGGTAGCCTTGGTCTCAACATCAGAGGCGGGTTTTGAAATATTATAAAAGTGCTTGATAAACCCAGTTCTGGTCCTAGGGCCCGTTTCAAAAACAGAAGAATAGTAGAGTTCTATCCGTCTTAGGAGTTGGGGCATTAGGAAGTTAAGACCCCTGACGATTTGAACATCGGAACGTTGGTAGATTTCTTCCTCCACCTTTAGTTTCGCAAAAATATTTTCTTCTACTTTTACAGCCATTGATATTGATGAACCTTATCTTCTTTTTCTTTCAAGCGTTTTATTAAACTCTTTTCCCTAGGAGTGACTGGTTTTAAATCGTGGTAGGCCAGCATAGTAGCCATGACCTTATCATCGTGAAATCCCTTTTTGGCTCCTGCCCCCTGTCTCCTAACCTCATCCGACCATTCAAAGGTCATCATTTCATTAACCACTCCTCTGTCTGATATTTTAACAAACTTTTTGTCAAGAAGCGAATAAAACTCATCTATCAGCCATTTCTTATTGGCCCTGTCAGTCCGCCAGCCCAGCTTGGTAGTTATTATTTTCTCCCTCCTATTAGGAACTTCCCGCTCATAAATATTTAACTCGGGGTTTTCTTTTAGTTTTTCAACTACCGCCACTCCTGCCGCGTTAGCTTCGGGAACAATCATGGTTCTTCTCTTTCGGGTAGAATATAATTTATCTACCGCCAGTATTTTTTCAGGAATAAGAGAAATAGGAACAAACCCACCAAAGGAGGCTACCTGGCGGCCCGTCTCCTTACAGACTACCGAGATATAGCAGGGGTCAACCGCTCCCTCAGAGGGGTCAATACCTATCTGATAAGAATAGTCCCGCTCTGGCTCCTCGTAAATCTTTATCCCCTGAGTTTCCCTTATCGGTTCTTTAACCATCATAAGCTGGGTATCAATATGCTCCTGTTCAAAGACAGAACCCTCGTCTAGGGAACCTGGGTCCCATTTGCCAAAAACATAACGCTCAACCCAACCCTTTGACTTTTGGAGTTGGGCCTCAATATATCCTTCGGGAAGGTGATTTTTATTATCATACATTGACCCTTCTATCAGGTTAGAGAAGGGATTGGGATTGGCCTTAAAAAAATCCCAGCCCCAGAAGTTAGCGGGATTGGCCGTAGCCATAAACTGTCCAAAGGGAACATCTCTCCTCATAGAAGCATCCACCGCCTCAAAGACGGGCTTTTCAATCTCTTCTATCTGGTCAATAGCCACAAAACCCAGGTTGAGGGATTTTACGGTCTGCTGGGCCTTCTTAATATCGGTCTCGGTTCCTGACTGCATCGCCGCCAATCCAAACAACAAAATCTGAGAACCATTAAAGAAGTTTATTGTCCTCTCCCCAGGCTTGTACCTTGCCAGACCCTGTAGTCAAAAAACTCCTGAAGGGTATTTGTTTCCAAAAGAGAGAGAGTTTCTCTGCCTAAGAGCCCCCTGTTTCCAGGAAAGAACAGACAGAGCATAATTACCTTTATCAGCATCGCCGCCGACTTTCCGCAACCCCTCCCTCCAGAATACAAAGAATAACGGGACTTGTTTCTAATAAAATCAAACTGATTGGTGTGGTCCTCTCCACATTCACACTCAAGAAAAGAAATCTTCTTAATCCCTGGCAATTCCCAGTAGGCAATATTCTCCCCTTCAAGCCAGCGTTTCCCCTGCTCCTCAAGTTTCTTAATAACCTCCTGCTTTTGGACGTTAGTCTTCATCGATTATTTTCTCCTCTTAAACCTCACGGGCTCCCCTCCTGCCCTAGCTCCAAAGAAACCCTTTTGTTTATCTGTCAGGGACTTTCCATGAACCTTCCCGTGTCTCAGGATTTCCTTAGCCTTAGTTTTAGAAACTGGGTTATGTTTATGCTTGCTCATGTTTTAATTCTAATTTCTTCTTTTTAAATTGAATAATGACCTTATTCCGCTTATTTCTTCTGGTCCTGTGTATCCTATGAGCTCGGCCAAACTCAGGATGTTTCCCAACTCTTCTTGCCTTACTAGACATACTTTTGTTGATTAGTCAATAGTAATTGTAAAGTGAGAATTTGAAAGGAAGATAAAAACGTTGGAGTCCCACCCGCAGAAACGTACTCGGCATACCCCACCCCTCCCTTTCTATGTCGTACAATATAGCTTGTAAGACCTTCATACTTGGCTCTAACACTATTCTTTTTTAGTTTCTTCTTGACTACGCTGAACAAACCCGATGTTTATAATAGGAACTTCACCTGTTTTACTAGCTTCACGCTGGTAATACTCTGCTTCAATCTTCTCTGCTATCTCAATAGCTTGATTGCTTGCGGAGTATTGCTTCTTTTGTCTTGTGGAGGGAGGGGTTGCGGAAAGTCGGCGGCGATGCTGATAAAGGTAATTATGCTCTGTCTGTTCTTTCCTGGAAACAGGGGGCTCTTAGGCAGAGAAACTCTCTCTCTTTTGGAAACAAATACCCTTCAGGAGTTTTTTGACTA